AAGATATATTAAAAAAAGAAATATTAGATATTTTAGCTAGTGCTAATAGAGGTACTTTATTCGCGAAAGGAACTTCTGCAACGGCACATTTAGCATTTATGGCCACACCCAAAATAACTTATAAAATAGACACAGGAACTGAAACTCGAGGTCCCCTTAAATTATCTAGTGAAGGTAAAATAGAAGCTTACACAGGGAATAAAAAATTCGGCTCTAATTCCACAGGTAGAGCTAATTGCTTTTTTAAAGGAGAAGTACCTAATACTATTGAAGAATTTATAAACCAACTTAAAAACTTAGAGGGTAACATAGGAGAATTTGAAGATTTATATCTTAGAGTTAGGGGAACTAATGAAGTTAGAGGTAACTCACTAGTATTTACAAAAATTAAAAAAGAAGATGGATCTTTTGAATACAAAATAAATGATGTCTGGAAATCAACCTTAGGACTTTAATAATATTTATAAACAAAACTAAAATGAAAAATTTCGATTTAAAAAAATACATAGCTGAAGGCCGCATATACGAAAATGACTATGAAGTACAAGAGGATCAAGCAAGAATGTTCATCAGAATACACGATATCCTTAGCAAAGGAGGTCATGATGAAGAACGTGCTGATTTAGCAGCATTCATTAGAGACACTTTTAATGGAGAAGGTGGAAATGAAGAAATGTTAAGGGGTATGGGATTTACTGAAGTATAAAAATTAAAATAAAATGGTCAAAAAACACATCCAAGAAGCAATACAAGGCTACCAAATCCCACAAGAACCATGTTCATGTGGTTGTGGTGGCTGTGATGTGGCACCTAAACTCGCTTTACTCGAGACTAAAGCGCCTATAAGCGAAGGCCTCCGATATCACATCGATAATGACATCTCATTGCAAGAGAATGTATTTAGAATAGGATCTAAAAAATACTTACAATTATTTGCTGAAGCTCGTATGTTAAATGAGTGGAAAACTATTAGCTTAGATGAAAATAGTAAATTCCTTATTGAAAATACTGACATTGGTAAATTTGGAATTTATGAAGGTAAAAAAGTTCCACTTGATATACCTAAAGCTATAGAAGAAGCTGAATTTAAAGGTAAAGAGGTCGCAATTGGTAAACCCAAACGTGGTGGTTCTAAAGCTTATTATGTTTATGTAATGGACGGAGATAAAGTTAAAAAAGTCTCATTTGGATCAGGTGGTTTAAGAGCAAAAATTAAAGACCCAAAAAAGCGACAGGCATTTGCTGCTAGACACAATTGTGATCAAAAGAAAGACAGAACAACAGCAGGATATTGGAGTTGCAACCTCCCAAGATATGCCCCAGCACTCGGTTTGGGTCCTAAAATGAATACTTTTTGGTAATGAACAATTTTGATTATAAATCATATTTAAAAAATAATTATCTTCTTCAAGAAGAATTAAAGGATAATGGTCCTGAAGAAAAAGCATTTGATAATGAATTTGATGCTTTAGGAGCCCAATTAGCGGGAGCTATTAAGAATGAATTAGGTGACAAAGCTAAAAAGCTTGATGAAGTAGCAGGTATAGTAGGTATTATAGGTTACATTTTATTATCTAATACTGTAGCTAACATGCTTGCTAAATTTGTTCAAAAAATATCTAAAAAATATAATTGGGGTAAAGGTGAAGAAGCTGCTAAAAATATTTATAAGTGGACTCATGATAACGAAAAAGCATTTAAAGCTCCTATTAGAAGAATAGTTGGTTTATTTACTAAAGATGAAAAGAAAAAGGATCAAATATCTAGTATTCTTTATGCTGTTGTTATCTTAATGATGGCAGGTCAAGCAGGAGGTAATGCTGTTGGTTATGTAAAAAAAGCTAGTTACCTTAAGGGAGGATTATATGGACTCAAATCAGCCGTTAAAGGTAAAGAAGTCCATACCATCTTTAAGGATGTAATAGCAGATATAGGGGCATAATGAATCCTTATACAGATAATTCAAATATTAGAACATTCTCAAAAGACGTAGATCCAATGTCATTAATTTGGCATGAAGATCAAGAAGATAGAACAATAGAAGTTATAGAGAGTAATGGGTGGAAGTTTCAATTTGATGAAGAAATTCCATTCGAACTTAAAGAAAATAGTAGTTTTGACATCCCTTGTGGATATTTACATCGCGTAATAAAAGGTAACGGAAGTTTAACAATAAAAATTATAAAAAAATGAATACTCAAGAGTTATTTGAACAAATTGAAGCTTTATACGGAACGTTTAAAGCAGAACATGAAGGTACATCTAAAGCAGCTCATGGTAGAGCCCGTAAAGCATTAGGTGAGATTAAAAAATTAGTAACTGAATATCGCAAAGCATCTGTAGCTGAAGATAAAAAATAAAAATATGTCACATAAACTTACATCAAACTCTTCAGTAATATATAATGCTGAAAACCAATCTTCAGGAGTATTAGAAATAATCCCTGAACAAATTACTTACCAAAATGATGGGGAAACTTATCATAATGTAATGATAAATTGTCCTGTAAGGGTGAGTGGATCTAATAATTTTACAACAGGATTAAATTATAACATAGATGAAGAAGCTTGGAATACATTTTTTGCTTCTCTAACTTTAACATCTACAGATGAATTTGATAAACAAGAAGAAGCAGTTTTAAAATATGTTCTAACCCAAATCGATGGGGACTGGGGATTAACTGAAAGTGATTGGACATATAGTGTAGTATAAACCCCATACAGACTGATTCATAGCCAGTCGCAATTAAAAAAAACATGACATCTGTGGCGTCTCCTTTGGAGACGTCACTTTTTGTTCGTATATTTACATAATCTTAATATAACAATGGAAAAAGTAGTAATAATTGGAGCAGGTGTAGCAGGTGTTAATGCTGCAACTAAACTAGTAGATGAAGGTTTTGATGGTAAAATTACCATCATTGATATGGGTAATGATCCATACAATAGGAAACCTGAAGAAGTAATGACAGGTTTTATGGGTGCTGGAGGATGGAGTGATGGTAAACTCACATATCATACTTCAATTGGTGGTCATTTAACTAAATATACTGGTGATGAAAAAGCAATGGAGTTAATGGATCAAGTGATCAATAACTTTAAACGCTTCCACCCTAAACCAGAAGAAGTACAATGTTCTAATCCTGTAGCAGAACCTGATTTCATCAAACCATATTTTGGACTACGTCTATTCCCAGTATGGCATGTTGGTACAGATTATCTACATGAAATTGGTAAAAATTGGTACGACTACCTTTGTGATAAAGGTGTTAAATTTATTTGGAATACTAAAGTAACATCAATCGATTTTGACGCCCAACAATTACACACTGACAAAAGTACAGAAGATAATGATTGGATAGGATATGATACACTTATTTTTGGTGTAGGAAAATCAGGTATTGACTTTGGTAAAAAATTAGCTGAACAATATGAATTACCAACAGAATCAAAACCAGTACAAATTGGGGTACGTTTTGAAGCACCACAAAAACACTTTCAAAAACTAATTGATGTAAGTTACGATTTTAAATTATATCGTAAGTTTGAGGATGAGGGTGTATCACTTCGTTCATTTTGTACCAATAATAATGCAGCTTATGTAGCCCTAGAAGAAACATATGGTGATTATAGTTACAATGGTCATGCTAAAAAAGGAGAAGAACATCGTAATGATATGACTAACTTTGGCATCTTAATGGAAGTCAAAGGTATTGATAAGCCATTTGATTGGTCTCGTGAATTAGTTTCTAAAGTACAAAAACATAATATAGTTTCACATGAAGGAGCAGGTGGTAAAAAAGCACTAGGACGATTTGAAGCTAAATATAAAGCAGGTTTATATTATAGCCCTTCAAATAAAGATAAAACACTCACATCTGAAGGTAACTGGGTCAAAGCACATTACATTGATAAATCAGGCCTCCAAGAAGTAAGAGATGCATTTAAAGGATATTTTAAATATATTGAAGACTTTATTGAGGATATGAAAAAAGTATTCCCAACACTTGGGGATGATTGGGGGATTTATGTACCCGAAGTTAAATATCTTTCACCTGAACCACTTGTAAATTACCAAAACTTAAGTTTAACTACATATCCTAATGTACATTTTGTAGGTGATGCATTAAGTGCTAGGGGTATTACAGTATCAGGAGCTCAAGGTACATTAGTAGCAGAACAAATATTATTGCTACAAAAAGAAGTAAATGATTTTTTAAATGACCCCGCTAACAACCAAGAACCTTGGGAAATGGGAGATACACATGAATATCTTATGGGGGGTTTAACAATGCCTAAAGAAAACACTAATAAATTAAAATAATGGGACAAGATAATAAATGGCCTTTACCAACTCGAACTAAAACTCCTGATGGTACTGTATTACATCACTGGGATGGTAAACTTCATAATTGGGAAGGACCAGCTCTTATACCTCAGGGTGTGAGACGGTTAAGGGAATATTATATTTATGGGATCTATCATACTGAAGAAGAATGGAAAGAAGTTCGAAGAGAAAGAAATGGAGTTCCATGGTATAAAAACCCTGCAATGAGGGAATCAGCACGTCAAGGAGGATAAAATAATATTATTATGAAAATAGGTTTTTGTGGAACAATGTCTGTAGGTAAAACAACGCTTGTAAATGCGTTGAAAGAATTACCTGAATTTAAAGATTATAATTTTGCTACTGAGCGTAGTAAATATCTTAATTCATTAGGTATTCCTTTAAATCATGAGACTACTATTGAAGGTCAAACTATATTTCTTGCTGAACGTGTAACAGAATTAATGCAAGAGAATCTTATTACTGATAGAACAATTATTGATGTAATGTCTTTTACAAATTGTGCTACAAAAGTAAATTATATAGATGCAGATGCATTTAATGAGTATGCTTCTAGATTTATTAAAGAATATGACTTTATATTTTACATTTCACCAGAGGGACTAGGTATTGAAGATAATGGAATTCGTGAAACAAATGCTGAATATAGAAACAAAATTGATGAAACTATTCAAAAACTTTTATTTAAATATCGTCCTGTTTTTCATACTATTAAGGGATCAACTGATGAACGTATTGAACAAATTTTAAAAACTATTAATTATTAATATTTATTGTTATGAAATTATGGAAATATATTTTAGGAGCTATTGCCTTTATAGGAGGAATATTAGCTGTTAAGTCTTCTAAAGATAAAAAAGTACTTAAAGTAAAATTAGAAGATAATAAAAAACAAGTTAAGATAGTTAAAACTAAAGCCAAAAAGGTAGAAGCTAAAAAAGCAGAAACTAAAAAGGCTATTAAAAGCCAAGACAAAAAAGTAGCTAAAACTAAAGCAAAAGTTAAAAAAACTACTAGTGCTAAAAAAACTACTAGTGATTTTAAAAAAAAGTATAGAGCTAAAAAATGAAACAAATTCTAATTGCACTTTCTTTATGTGTATCTAGTTTTTGTTTTTCACAAGATACTCTTCAAATCCCTGCTATAGAACTTGAAGAATTTTTTTTAGCTTTAGACACTCTTGAAACTCAAGATTCTATTAAAACAATTCTAATTGAACAATTAGAAAAACAAATAAAATTTCATCTTGAATTAAATGATCATAATGAAAATCTCCTTTCATATAAAGATCAAGAAATAGAATTATTAAATAATCAAATAGATTTACATCTAGATCATTTAGATCAAGTAGATAAATGGTATAAAAAACCTTGGACTGGAGCTGTAGGAATACTTTTACTGCTACACGTTGTAGACTATACACTCCCTCAATGAGTAATCTTAAAAAGATAATAAGGCAAGAATACGTAAAGTGTGCCCAAGACCCCATACACTTCATGAAGAAGTATTGTATGATCCAGCACCCTCAAAGAGGTAGAATTAACTTTCATTTATATCCTTTTCAAGAAAAAGTACTTAAATTATTTGAAGATAATCCTTATTCTATTATTCTTAAATCACGTCAATTAGGGATTTCTACATTATCTGCTGGTTATTCTTTATGGTTAATGATTTTTCATGAGGATAAAAATATTCTTTGTATAGCTACTAAGCAGGAAACTGCTAAAAATATGGTTACAAAGGTTAAATTTATGTATGAAAATTTACCTTCATGGCTTAAAGTAGATTATGAAGAAAATAATAAGCTAACCCTTAGGTTAGCTAATGGTTCTCAAATTAAAGCCACTTCGGCATCAAGTGATGCTGGTAGATCAGAAGCAGTTTCCCTTCTATTAATTGATGAGGCTGCCTTTATTGACAATATTGGTGAAATTTGGGCTTCCGCTCAACAAACCCTTGCTACGGGTGGTGGGTGTATAGCACTTTCAACCCCTTATGGTACGGGTAATTGGTTTCATCAAACATGGGTTAGGGCCGAAGCAAGTGAAAATGAATTTTTACCTATTAAATTGCCTTGGTTTGTCCATCCTGAACGAGACCAAGCATGGAGAGATAGGCAAGATGAGTTACTAGGAGACCCAAGGATGGCAGCACAAGAGTGTGACTGCGACTTTAGCACATCAGGAGACATAGTTTTTTATCCTGAATACCTAGAGTTTATAGAAAAATCTACAATCAAAGAACCCCTAGAAAGAAGAGGGGCAGACCAAAATTTATGGATATGGGAATCAGCCGATTACACTAGACAATACTTAATTTCAGCTGACGTAGCCCGAGGTGATGGTAAGGATTATTCAGCATTCCACATATTTGATGTAGAATCAGCCACTCAAGTAGGTGAATATAAGGGTCAAATAGGTACTAAGGATTTTGGAAATATTTTAACAGCAATCGCTACTGAATATAATAATGCTTTATTAGTAGTTGAAAATGCTAATATAGGATGGAGCACAATTCAAACTATTATTGAACGTAATTATCCTAATTTATATTATTCACCGAAATCTGATATGGTAAATGTAGATTCTTATTTACAAAATTATGAAAATAATTCAAGTATGACAGCAGGATTTACTATGTCTACTCGAACTCGTCCTATGGTAATAGGTAAATGTCAAGAATATGTAAGTGATAAAGGAGTAACAATTCAATCTAAACGTTTATTAGAAGAAATGAAAACGTTTATTTGGAAACATGGAAGAGCAGAAGCTCAAATTGGCTACAATGATGATTTAGTTATGAGCTTTGGTATCGGCTTATATGTACGAGATACTGCATTAAAATTTAAACAACACGGATTAGATATAACAAAAGCAGCTTTAGGAGCATTTTCTAAAAACACCACTGAATATCATGGAGCATATTTCTCCACAGGGAAAGATAACCCATATACAATGGATGATGGAAAAGGTGGAACTGAAGATTTTAGTTGGCTTCTGTAATATTTATTCATATATTAACAAACATGGCTGATACTAGCGTATTTACAAGATTAAAAAGACTATTCTCTACAGATGTGATAATCCGTAATGTAGGAGGTAGTCAACTTAAAGTTCTTGATTTTAATCAGGAACAAATGGCAGGGACCACTGAAACTAATTCAATGGTTGATAGATACAATAGGTTATATACTACCAATCAAATGGCAGCTTATAACCCTGCATTAAACTACCAAACCCTCAGAACCCAATTATACTCAGATTACGAAGCAATGGATACAGATGCTATCATTGCTTCTTCTTTAGATATATTATCTGATGAGTCTACTTTAAAAAGTGAAATGGGTGAGGTACTCCAAATTAAAAGTTCAGACGAACAAGTACAAAAAATCCTTTATAACTTATTTTATGATGTTTTAAACATTGAATTTAATTTATGGATGTGGATTCGCCAAATGTGTAAATATGGTGATTTTTTCCTTAAATTAGAAATAGCTGAAAAATTTGGTGTTTATAATGTTATTCCTTATACAGCATATAATATTATAAGAGAAGAAAAAGTAGGGGAAAATAAAAAAGATGTAGAAGTAAGATTTAAATTTGACCCTGATGGGCTAAGTGGTGGAGGAGAATATGGTGGATATTTTGGAGGCACTTCATATACAACTGACAGAGACAGTAACACAGCAATTTATTTTGATAACTACGAAATAGCCCATTTCAGACTCCTCTCAGATGTAAATTATCTCCCATATGGTAGAAGTTATATCGAACCTGCTCGTAAGTTATTTAAGCAGTATGTGTTAATGGAAGATGCTATGTTAGTACATAGAATTGTTCGTGCACCTGAGAAACGTATTTTTTATATAAATGTAGGAGCTATCCCACCTGCTGAGATAGAAAACTTTATGCAGAAGACTATCTCAAAAATGAAACGTACCCCGTATGTAGATCAACAAACTGGAGATTATAATCTAAAGTATAACATGCAAAACATGTTAGAAGATTTTTATATCCCCGTTAGAGGTAATGATACTGCTACCAAAATTGATACCACACCTGGAATGCAGTATGACGGTATTCAAGATGTAGAATATTTAAGAGATAAATTATTCGCAGCACTTAAAGTACCTAAAGCATTTTTGGGTTATGATGAAAATACTGATGGTAAAGCCACATTAGCAGCTGAAGATATTAGATTTGCTCGTACTGTAGAACGTATTCAACGAATTGTACTTTCCGAATTATATAAAATTGCAGTTGTTCATTTATATACTCAAGGATTTGATGGTGAAGAGTTAACAAATTTTGAACTTAATCTAACCACTCCTTCAATCATCTACGACCAGGAGCGAGTAGCGTTAATGAAAGAAAAAGTTGACCTAGCAGCTCAAATGATGGAAACTAAACTCTTCCCAACTGATTTTATTTATGATCATTTATTCCATTTAAGTGAAGATCAATATGTAGAATTTAGAGATCTAGTTAGTGAAGACGCTAAACGTGCTTTCCGCAATAGTCAAATAGAAGCTGAAGGTAATGATCCTGTTGAAACTGGAGAATCATATGGCACTCCACATGATTTAGCCTCTATGTACGGTAAAGGTAGATATTATGATGAGCCTGATAATGTCCCCGCAGGTTACAATGAAAAATTGGGTCGTCCCGAAGAAAAAGTTTCTAATCGCAACACTCAAAATGATAATTTTGGTAAGGATAGATTAGGAGCAGCTGCAATGAAAGGTAAAGAAAATGAATCTGATTCTATAAGACCTTCATATAAAGGGGGTTCACCTTTAGCTTTAGAAGCCAAAACAGCTTATTTACAAAATAAAGATATGCTTAAAAAGTTACGAGTTAATCGTAAACAACTAGTATTTGAGCAAGACAGTTCGCTACTAGATGAAAGTAACTTAAAGGAGTGAAAATCTTTATATATTTATAAAAAAGCCCATCAATGAGAATCAAACATTCTAAGTATAAAAATACAGGACTTTTATTTGAACTTTTAGTAAGACAGATAACTGCTGACACTTTATCAGGTGGCGAATCTGCTTCCCTTAATATTTTAAAAAAAGCATTTGCTAAAACTGAATTAGGAAAAGAATATAAACTTTATGAATCCCTATTCAAAACTAAAAATTTGAGTGAAGGTAAAGCAGATATTACTTTAAATACTATATTAGAAGCTACTCGTAAATTAAATAGAAGTGCATTAAGAAGAGATAAATACAACTTGATTAATGAAATTCGTAAACATTATAATTTAGGAGAATTTTTTAGCCACCAAGTTCCTAACTATAAGGGATACGCAGCATTTTATAAACTAATAGAAATATATAATTCAGACAAACTATCAGAAACTGATGAAATTATTACTAACAAAGTAACGATTTTAGAGCAATTAACTGAAAAACCTATTAGTGAGAAAAAAGTAAAAGCAGACTTAGTTGAAGAGTTTAGCAAATACGATAAAGATTTAAGAATCCTTACTTATAAGGTAATGCTTGAAAAATTTAATGGTAAGTATTCTAATTTAAACAAGGGTCAAAAAGGTATATTAAAAGAGTTCATTAATTCAATTGATAATACTCCTCGTTTAAAAGAAATTTACAATACTAAAATTAATGAGGTAAAAAAAGTATTAAATCATCAAATTAAAAATGTAAAGGATGAAGCTACTAAAATTAAATTAGTAGAAGTAGTAAAACTCCTTAAAGAATTAGATAAAAATTCTAAAATTAATAATGATGATTTAATTAATCTTCTTCAATATTATCAATTGACGGAAGAACTCCATAAAACATCCAAGTAATGCCTATCAAACCCTCAGAACTAAGCCCAAACTTTATTAAAAGAATTGAGGATTTATATGGTCCTACTAGTGAGGATGATTTTTTTAAGGATGATTTGAGTTATTATGCTAAAGCTAATGAACCTGAAGAAAGACGTGAAGGAGGGGGTATTACTCATACTATTATTAATCTCCCAAGCTTTATTAATTTATTTAAAAATTTAGGTAAATCTAAAAATGCAGCAAAATCACTTAAAACTAAACCCGAACTAAGGGGTGATAAGGAATACCAAACCCAAGCAGATCAAGTAATTGATACTTTCAATTCATTTAGAACTTTTTTTAGAACAAATTATCCTGATCAATATTCTTTAGTAAAGAATAGTATTAAAGAAATAGAAGG